TGTTGCTGGTGCCCGTGGTGTTGCAGCGAAGGGCGCTGGACCCCGAGGCTGTGTTGCTGGAGCCCGTGGTGTTTCCAATAAGAGAAAAAGCACCTAATGCCACGTTCAACGTGCCAACAGGATAATCCCCGTCCAGCTTGATCGTGCCGTTGGCCTCGAGGTTCGTGAACGTGCCGGCCGCGGCACTCGCTCCGCCGATGGTCGCGCCGTCGATCGTGCCGCCGTTGATGTCGGTTGTGGTCAAAACAGACGAGGCCACCGTCAGCACGCCAGTGCTGTTGGCAATCGTGGCAGACGCCGTGCCGTCCTTGGCCTTGATGTTCGTGACCTCAAGGTTGGTGGTGTCTACAGTCGTGGCGTTGACCGTGCCAGTGAACGTGGGGCTTGCCAGCGGAGCTTTGGTACCCAACTGCGTCTGGATAGCTGAGGTAACACCAGTGACGAAGTTGAGTTGAGATGTAGTAGCCGTCACCCCGTCCAGCTTATTAAGCTCTGCTGCCGTGGCTGTCAGGCCCAGATTGGTCAGGGCAGCGGCGGCAGTCGAAGCCCCCGTGCCGCCGTCCGCGACAGCAAGGTCAGTGATGCCTGTGATAGTGCCGCCAGAAATAGCAACGCTGCCCATCGCCAAGGTGTTCGTAATGTCGGACACCGCAGCGCCAACACCGCCACCGTTCGTAAACACCACACGCGAGGTGCTTGGCGCAATGCTGACCGTGGCGCCCGAGCCCTGCGACAAAATAACGGTTTGCGCAGTGCTGTTGCGTACAAAATACAGCTTTTGCGCCGTGTTCGGCTCAATCGAAACAGTGTTCGTGCCGCTCGGAGTGCCCGTAAACACCAGCACTGCGAATTGACCGTCGGACAAAACCCCGTTGGACGTCGTCAGCGTGTGCGTCGTGCCGGACAAAACAATGTCCGACGACCCGTTCAAAGAACGGTCCACAATGTCTAGGTTCAGGTTCGTGGTTTGTCCCCACAGGCCGCTCTGTTCGCCGTCGGCAATCTTTTCAATGCCGGTATTGCTTGTAAACGTACTAGCCATAGCTCATCTCCTCACGCAGCGATTGGCGTCCAAGTGGTTATAGCAGACGGATCAACATCCGTCCATGTATTGCCTGGGTCTGGGATTACTTTGCCCCAAACGACAGCTTGGCCCACGCGGCCGACCGCCGTGACCCCAACAAGGAAAGCCGTGGCCCCCGCGTCAACCGTGACCGCGCCAACAGCACCCGATGCGGATACCCCCGTAACCGCAAAAATAGCCGTTCCCGTGACAGCAACAGTGCCAACCTGCCCAGACACAGAAACGCCCGTAACCTCCGCCGCAGCGCCCGCGTCAACGAGAACTTGACCAATAGCGCTTACAGCCGCAACGCCCGTAACAGGGACATCGGTCGCAGCATTTACCGCGACAGTGCCAACAGCCCCGTCCGCAGAAACGCCCGTAACCGCAAAAATAGCCGAACCCGTGACAGCAACAGTGCCGACCTGCCCAGACGCAGAAACGCCCGTAACCTCCGCCGTGGCCCCCGCATCCACAGCAACAGTGCCAACCTGCCCAGACGCAGAAACGCCCGTAACCGCAAAAATAGCCGAACCCGTGACAGCAACAGTGCCGACCTGCCCAGACGCAGAAACGCCCGTAACCTCCGCAGGAATCGGCTCATTCCAAGCGCCCTCGGACCACGAACCTCGGCCCCAGCCTGAGATAAGGGTCATTGCAGGCCCTCCTTATGCGATTCGAATTATGGCGCTACTGGCATCCGGTGTCGGGAACTGGACAGTGAATGTGCCGGTGGTCGACGTCTTGTTCTCGCCAAAGTCCAAAACCGACACAACAGGGTCGCCCGACGCCGTGTCGTTATAGATCAGCGCGCCGCGGGCCGTGATCGTTGCAGAGGTGAACGAGATGTCATCGAAATCCACAAACGCCGTGGTTCCCGATGTCGCCACGCCGTTCTTCGTCAATGCCCCGCCACCTGCCGCATAGCTGCCCGAATTGGCAACCTCGTTCGTAACAGTGTATGCCGTCGTCGCCGCCGTGAAGGACGCGGCGTTCGTGTACAAAGCAAGTTTGAAGACATTGCCCGTCACCGACAGATCATGCACCCCTTCAAGAATTTCCCGCTTAAAGCTCGTGGCAAGAAAATTTCCAGTAAACGCCATCTCAAAGTCTCCTTATCTGGTCCGCAAGCTGCGCATGCCCCGCCTGCTCAAGTTTAACACAGACCGTGGCCCGGTCCTCGGCTGCGGCCACTCTAACATAGTGCAAGACAACAGCCAACATTTGTTCGCGGAACGCGCGCGCTTGCTGCGCCAGCTCCGGCGGCGCCTGGTCCGAAACCTTGATCAGCCGGTTGACGCACAACTCTGCGACCTGCTCGGCGCTGTGGCCGCCGTTGCTGGACGTCACCACAAAGGGCGAACCGACGCTGCTTCCTGCTTGAAACATTAGGACCTCTGCACCCGGACCTTACCGTCACGGTAATCTGTCGTTGTTTCCTTGCCCTCGCCCAAGTCCTTCAAGCGCCCCAGCGATTCAGCAAAACGAGACGCGTAAAGCTGCATCATGTCCGGATCGCCCTTCAGGAACGTGTAAGCCTCGAACAAGGTGCCGTACAAAAGAGAGAGCTCCGCATTCTCGCTGAGCCACGTTGTCCCGTCCTCCGGCCCCGCAGTCAAGCTGACCGGACGGTAGAAATAGTGCAAAATCACAGGGTAGTTTTGGTCCGGTGGGGGGCCCAGCAAAAAGTTGTCAACGTCAAAAGTCGCAAAGTACAGGGGCACGCCCGTAACAGAAGGGTCAGGGTTGTACGTCTGGATAAAATCCAACTCCTTGAACAACAGGAACGACTTGCCCTCGTCCGTCGTAACCGAACACGACAACGGTGACAAGAAATCCGGCGGCACCGCCAGAAACTGGTTGCCCGCCCCCGCCACCGCAGAAGCGTTTTTTTGGAACAAATTCAATCGCACATTCTTCAAAATGCGCTCCTCCGCCATCCGGATAAACAGCGGCAGATTGTTGACGAAAGATGTCTCCGAGTTCTCCAGATAATCCTGAACGGCCTGCTTCAGCTGCGCAAAAGTAAAGCTCATGTTATATCCACCGTGACCTGTCCAACCTTACCGAAAGCCTGAATGGGGAGCAGCCCTGGCGCCTCCACCAATGGGACGCCTACAAAAACGATCAACGGGTCCGAAACATCGGGCCGCGGATCGCGGAGCGCCTGCGGATCGACCACCTTTCGACGTGGCTCCAACTGCGGGTGCTTCGGCTCCCATTCGTCAAAGCCCACCAACGCCCCCGTCCACTCTTTCTTCATACGCGACAAAAGGTATCGAAACCCCGAGCGATCAGAAATGCCGTATGCGTTCTTCCCCGTTGCAAATTTTCCCATGATCACATCCCGCTGTAACCGAAACCGGGCTCAATCCGCAAAGACGCCCGATCACGGTCCTCGGACATCGCGCGCTCCATCTCTTCCTCGTAGACCGCTTTCAGCAGCTGCGTGCGCTGCGGCGACCGCTTCAAGGACAGGTAGTATGCCAAGCCGGCCGCCAAGGCAGGATAGAACCGGAACGGCATGTCCACGGTATTTGTCGCGCTGGACGCGTCGTCCATCCGCACCAGACGGTCCAGAATAATGACGTCCGTGTTATTATCGGGCGTGGGCCAAACCTGCAGAACAGGGTTCGTGCTGCGCGCCACGAAAAACTGCGAAGGGCGCCCCTGGGTAGACTTGTTTGGGGTGTTCAAATCTGTATCGCGGCTCACGCGGGCCATGGCAAAATCCGTCCCTGTCCGACGGACAACGGCGGAGAGGACGTCAATCGTTTCCGCGCCAAGGGCGTACTCGCGCGTCCCGACGATCAGGGGCACAGTGGTCCGCTGGATCGTCCACTGGTTCAGGCCACGATTGGCCCATTCTGCCAGCATCAGGTTCAGGGACCTCTTGGCGGTCTTCAGGTCATAGCCCGTCCGGACCTCCAAGCCGCAGCGCTCGAAAGCCTCTTCGATGTATTCGGTGACATCGAGCTCAAATACGGCAGTGCCGGAGAGGGTCATGGCTTACTTCCTAAATTTGGCCGTCTTCTTGGCGATCTTCTTGGGCTGCGCCACAAACTGCTTGCCCTTGCGCGTCCCTTCGCGTTTCGCGCGGGACGTTGCAGCGTATTCGGAAGGGCTGAGAGCGTCACGCGCCTTTTTTGGCAGGTAACGCTCGCCCGTTGCTTTCGAGCCCTGGGTGGACGGCTTTCCGGATTTTGTTCCCCAGTCAGCATCCCCCCAATCCTTCAGGCTTTTCTGCGGCTTTTTCACTTCTTACTCTTGGCGCCGCGCATCATCTTTTTCTTGGCCGCGCCGCCCTTTTTCATGCCCATGGGCATGTCGACCGCGCCGCCGCGCATCATCTTTTTTGTGCCCATAGGCATGTCGACAGCACC